TCACCATATGTAATAAGACTAACATTTTCTTGGAAGGTATCCACCTCCTTAGCTGGATTCAATTCATGGTAACAATATCTCATATAAATGGAATTGACCAAACAATTGATAATAACTGTAAGCGGGTGTCCTGATGGGTTTGATCCGAAAAATCGCATAAGATCCCCATTAAAGTTACAAAAGGCGAAAGCGACATCTTCAGCTATAACCTGAACAGCATTCAAAAGTTCTTGAGTTGCACCACACCACGTTAATATCATACGAATAGTACGAAAAGCTTCCATAATAACCAATGATCCCATAACCTTGTCAAAAGTTTCAAAATCACCGGCTATCAATCTGTCCACACCATAACGTGTCAGGTATTGATATATACGAGTCCATTCAATGGAAGTCGCATTTGTACCCGGAGCACACTCAAAGAGGTACTTGTTATATTGCATTACACGCACAAAAGGCAAAAGAGCCATGCGAACACACACATTCCAAGCCATTGGGCCTCCCATAAAAAGGCGGGCCTTACCTGCTACCACTTTACGTAAAGGTAGTGCTTCGTCCTTAAGATGTTGCATAAACACGGGTGCTGAACTAATACCCTGTATCATTTTATTCCAACACTCCTCAACTTCCAACTTAATTTCGGGAGTTAATTCGACTGGATGTTGCCAAATATCATCGGCAGGCATACGTATTATATGATTACGCTTACTATTATTATAAGGATAACCAGCACTAGTTCCAAAATTCATAGAATCTACAAATTTAGTTCCTGGTACACCGTTCAATGCTGCCCGCAAACATATGGGTTCCTTAAGTTCTGCCTTAAATCGATCAGGCAAACCCTTATATATTGTTCGTGCAAAACTTGCAGCACAGAGTTTAACTACATCCTCTTTAAAGCACATCTTTTTCTGCACCATAGACTTTAACCCTATATGTACAGCAGTGAAACCTCGCATAGGTGCGGGCGCAAACTCGCGCTTTCTACCATCCTCCAATAAAAAAGGAGTTAAGGGTATATCCTTAGCCGTACTTTTGGGTTGTCTTTTAAATCCTCCAAAACTACCGAACACCTGGACGGTACCATCAGGGATATAACGAGCCGTACATCGCGGACTTATATCTGTTGTGAAATTCTGCCCTTCTAAAAAAGGTATGTCATTCTCCACAATAGGTGTGTTAAACCAATTAAGAGCTGATTCATAATCCTCTCTATAAATAGGCACAGATACTGCTTGTCTTCGGGTACCACCTAATATGTGTATTCCAGCTAAAACGCAAGCGTTTGGCTGCTGTACAACTACAGGTGAACCACACTCACCCTTGACAGTATCTCGTTCCACTTCAGACGGACACACATCTAAAAAGCTATTGAATTGTTCAATATGTTGCTTCTCCATAAAATGTGTACGTTTAATCATAATATATTCTGTGGTACCATCTGATGATCGGACCACCATGCGACCAGGAGCATCCACAGTAAATCCCTTCTCAGGTAATAAACCACTGATGTTCCTACGTCCAGGCATATGATTAATCTCAAAGAATGCTAATTCCTTCTCTGGCACCCGCAAAATACATCGCTGGGCCATCTTAAAGGAAATGTTACCATTACATCCCTCGCTATTATTTTCATGGATAACCTGTAGATCAAAATATTCATTTAGAGGCAAGACATGATTGGGGACCACATAAAGGTGACCACTAAGACACACTGCTCTAAATATCGAGTGTTTTGTACCTCCATGCGAGGTACGACACCAAACTACATTTCTAGCTACCAAAGCTGAACTTTTACTTAGACTCAAATTAGACCACGATTGACTTAGCCTACCGAGGAACTCACTTGGTTGATAGTCTGCCTTTCGCCACACGTTTTCCATCTCCTTCGCATTTGCGCGCATAACTCCAACATCATCTATGGATACTTGCACCTCAAAGGGTATTAATTCAGGACATTCTTTTCTCAAAAAATGCCAGGTTA